TGGTTATTATGCTGGACTGTCTATCCGGATATGGGAGTTCGATCCTCCCTGGGACCGCCAATTAAGTTTTACTGTTGTACTCGAGCAAGCAAGGCGTATGCGCTCCGCTGTTAACGGAGAATGAGTTAGGTTCGATTCCTAAGAGTACAGCCAAGTTTCAATGCGTGAGATGTTCCAATGGTGGGACAGGAGACTGTAAATCTCTGGCCTTACGGCAGGTAGGTTCGATCCCTACCTCACGCACCAAAGAATTGCGGAGAAAGTAACTACTTTAGGTATTCGAGCATAGGAGAGAGTTACAATGCGCCGCAACCTAACAATCTGTGTGTAATGTCAGTCTGGTCAGACGGCTCGGTTTGGAACTGAGAGGACGGTGGTTCGAATCCATCCACACAGACCAATAACAAAGTAAATTTTGTAGTAATAACAAAGTAAATTTTTAAAGGAGTAGTAAAATGAAACCAAGAAATCCATTCGCCATATTGGTGAAGAAAAGGATGGCGGGCTCGCACCGCAAGAGCAATAAAGCTCTACGTAAGAAAGAAAAACAATCCAGGTGTGATGAAAATGGCAATCATATTCGGCTTTTACCCGAACTTTCAGAGTTCAAATCTCTGCGCCTGGACCAGTTTATATTAAAGCAAACTACCACTTAATACATATATGTGGAGTCGTTCCGGAAAACCTTCCACGGGTTACTTAGAAGGTTCGAAACTTCTAGGGTTAGTTTGCTTTAATATAATTTGGGCTGTTAGTGCTAATGGGAACACATCTGGTTTGCAACCAGAAATTGAGAGTTCGATCCTCTCACGGTCCACCAAGTTTAATGCGGGTTGTAATAGATACCGCTCGGTCTCATAAGCCGATGTCGAAGATGGAGCATTACCATCGCCCGCAACCAAGTTTTTGCCCTTGAAACCTTTAATGGATGAGGTCCTGTTTTGTAAGCAGGAGAAGCAGGTTCGATTCCTGACTGGGGCACCAAGTTTTGTAAGTGTAGATGTTGAGAAATGATTTATAGGCATATAAATTTAAAGGGATAATTCGAGGCGCAAATTAAGGGCGTCATCTAGTATCAACTATTACTGCGTACCTCTGTACCGGGCGCCCTAGTATTAACGGTTAAAATGACAGCGAATAAGTGAGGCGCTGTGGCTTACAAATTTAATATAGTAACGTAGCATTGAGGTAATGCGCCACCTTCATACGGTGTCCCAAGTGAGTTCGATTCCCACCGTTACTACCAGTTTTATGGGTCATTAGTAAAATGAATATTACGGAAGTCTACGGAACTTCAGGTGGGAGTTTGATTCTCTCATGACCCTCCAAGTTTTGCTCGATTAGCTGAGATGGATTAGCAACGTCTTGATAAGGCGTAGACGGTGGATCGTTACCACCATCGAGTACCAGATCAGGCCCACAGGAGTCCTCGTGACTGTCAAACTTTCAACCTGTTAAAATAAAAGAAAGTGGGAGTTGCTAGACCTCCTTCAGTAGAAGCAAACTAGCACTATCCCTCGCAAGTGTTCCGGTAGCACAACGGTTTCCAAATCCGTTGGACGGGGTTCGATTCCCTGGCGGGGGGCCAAATTGTAAAAAGGAGTTGTCATGAAAAAGATAGATTTAGTAGAAGTTAAAAGATTCATTGAAGCACAATCTGAAGATACTAAAATTTATCTTGGTGCTGACTCTGAAAGATTTGAAATTAAAGGTGTATGGTACGCAGATTATACTCTTGCTGTTGTTGTTCACATTGATGGTTGCCATGGTTGCAAAATCTTTGGTGAAGTATCAAGAGAAAGAGATTATGACCAAAAGAAAAATAAACCTTCAATTCGTTTAATGAATGAAGTTTATAAAGTTGCTGATTTATTTCAGGCATTATCTGACGTATTGGAAGACCGTTATGTTGAAGTACATTTAGATATTAACCCAAATGAATTGTATGGTTCATCTTGTGTGGTTCAACAAGCAATTGGTTATATCAAAGGTACCTGTAATGTTACACCTATGGTTAAACCAAAAGCGTTTGCTGCTTCATATGCGGCAGATAGATTAAAGTTTGTGTTAGCAGAAGCAGCATAAAGTATTTGCGGGTATGCACGAGGTGTGTCGCCAGCCTTCCAAGCTGTGTAGTAGGAGTTCGAATCTCCTTACCCGCTCCAAACAATGGTGTTGTTAATGTAATGGTTGCATACTTGTCTGTGAAACAAGGCGAGAGGGTTCGATTCCCCACTTCACCCCAAGAAAGAGATTATGTTTAAAGTTTATATAACAGGTAAAGATAATTTACCTTACTCATTTGATTTTGAAGATATGAGTGAAGCACTACAAGCAACACAAGATTTTCGTAACAAAGGTTATGATTTTGTAACAATGTGTTCGGAAAATCCAAATTGCACTAGTTTACCAGGAGTTGATTCTGTTAAATCAGGACTTTTGTCAAATGGTGCAGAGTATGGATATGTTAAACGTAGATACAAGTAATATGCCTCGGTAGTTTAATGGTAGAATAGCGGTGTTACATACCGTTGATGAGAGTTCGATTCTCTAACGAGGTACCAATGCAACTTTAGCTGATGTGGTCATAGCGGTGGTTTGAAGAACCATTGAACCAAGTTCGATCCTTGGAGGTTGCACCAAAATTTAGAAAGTTTATTATGATATTAGATATTAAAAATGTAAAAATGTGGACTGGTGATATGGATATTGAGCAAGCAGCCCAAGATCAAATTCGTAACATCGCTGCTTTGCCAATTTTAGCTGGACACATGGCAATTATGCCAGATGTACATATGGGTAAAGGTGCTACTGTTGGTTCAGTTATTCCAACTCGTAATGCAATCATACCAGCCGCAGTAGGTGTTGATATTGGTTGTGGTATGTGTGCTGTTATGACTAACTTAACTGCATCCGACTTACCAGATTCCTTAACATCATTGCGTAATAGTATTGAACGTGGAGTACCAGTAGGTTTTAATGAACATAGTCGTAGTTCAATTAAAGTAAAAGGTGCAGCTGCCGATAAATTACGCCAAGCTGAAATGAAAATGTTTCAACGATGGGATAAATTAGTATTAAAGAAAAAATTAGGTCGTGCTGATCCATATAAAATTGCAAATCAAATTGGAACTTTAGGAGGTGGAAATCACTTCATTGAAATCTGTTTAGATTCGGAAGACCGAGTATGGGTTATGTTACATTCTGGTTCCCGTGGTATTGGCAATCAAATTGGTACTGTTGCCATCGAAATGGCCAAAGAAATTGCTATTCGTGAACAACGTAAGTTAGTAGATTCTGATTTGGCTTGGCTAGATGAAGGCACTGCTGAATTTAATGCTTATATTGAAGCAATGCATTGGGCTCAGGATTACGCTATGCTTAATCGTGATACCATGATGCAAATTGTATTGGAAAATTTACGACACAAATTTCCAAAGATGAAAACTCTCGGAGAAATTGTAAACTGTCACCACAATTTTACTAACTTAGAAAACCATTTTGGTGAAGATATGTGGGTTACTCGTAAAGGTGCAGTTTCGGCTCGTGAAGGACAAATGGGAATTATTCCAGGTTCAATGGGTGCAAAATCTTTTATCGTAATGGGTAAAGGTAATCATGACGCCTATTGTTCTTGTTCACACGGAGCAGGTCGTAAAATGAGTCGTAATGCTGCAAAGAAATATTTTACAGTAGAAGATTTATCATTACAAACTATAGGTGTTGAATGTCGTAAAGACGATGGTGTTCTGGATGAAATTCCAGGTGCATATAAAGATATTGACCAAGTTATGGATGCCCAAAAAGAATTGGTTGATATTGTTCACACTTTAAAACAAGTAATGTGTATTAAAGGTTAGTGGGATAGCTCTTATAGTATAATGGCATTACACATCCTTGGTAAGGATGAAACACAAGTTCAATTCTTGTTAAGAGCACCAAAATGGGAGATTGAAGGGAATTGGTATACCTCATTCGCTTAGAACGAATGGTTTCTCGGTTCGAGTCCGAGGTCTCCCACCAAGCTTGACAATAGTATCTGGCGTTAGTATAATGGACAATACAGTAGGCTTCTACCCTTCTGATGGGAGTTCGATTCTCTCACGCCAGACCAGATTAGGTCCTTAAGCTAATGCGGTGATAGCAAACGGCTCATAACCGTTAGGGCAGAGTTCGATTCTCTGGAGGACCACCAAGTATACCAGAATATGTATTGACATTTAACATACATAAGTATATAATAGTATTTACTGTTGGGAAACAGCAAAACTTCCGGCGCTAGTAAAGTGGTGTCCCTGTAACCGGTAAGCAGGACAATGCGGTGTGTAGATAGAACAGTTTAGGATACCCTCTTAAAAAACTTTGTGCAAACCAAAGGCACCGCTCCAAATTTATTGATTAGAGGACTATATTATGGCAACAAAAGGTACGAATCAAAGAACTCGTAAGGCAAATCCAATGTTAACCAAAACTGGCAAGACCCGTTTAGGTCCTTTGAACATCAAACAATTATCAAAACTGTTAGATGGTGCCCGTAAGAAACATATTCCTAAGATTAAGAAAGCTATTGCAAAACGTTTACAGACCCAAAAATTTGGTAAGGACGCAGAGCCAGTAGCTTCAGAATGAAAAAGAAAAAAGACGAAGTTGTAGAAGAAATAAAATCTAATACATCGCCTTCTTGGGGTAGAATGTTGACCAAAAAAGAATTACTTGATATGCTTGATAGAATTTATGCCAAGCAAAAAGAGAAAAAAGAAAAGTAACAATGCGGAGTGTAATAGTACGATTCAGGATACCCTCTTGAATTATCTGAGCATAGCAGAACTCCGCTCCAGTATTCATTATTGAGAATGTGAACGAAAGAGTAAGCAATCCTAACTGTTAAGGAAGATCACAATCCTGTAAGACCCACTCTAGCTTAGAGAACACTGCATGCTAAGGCAGTTTGGCGAACACAGGAGAATTGGTAGCAAGGTTCATGAATTAAGTAGTGAATGACCTTAAACGTCTAACTACTACACGGTTCTTAAACACAAAACAGTATTCTCAATAATGACTATATAATTCTATAGCGGGGTCGCATAAAGGTATTGCACCGGACTCATAATCCGGGTTTTGTTGGTTCGAGTCCAGCCCCCGCAACCAATAAGGAGATATTATGAGTGAAATTAAATCAAACACTAAAAAAGTTCCCAATATTCCTATGATTAAGAATACAGGACCAAAATCTGCTACAAAACCCAAAGGTCCGATTGCGGCTAAAACTGCTAAACCATTGCGCAAAGCGGGGAGAGGTAGATGACGCAACCAAAAGAAAAAGGTGGAGTTCCACCAATTGAAATTTACACTATTATTGGTAAAGGTGTTGAAGAAATTGATCCTACCAAAAAACAAGATGATGAAAATGAAGATGCCGAATTCAAGAGAATTGAAGATGAACAATTCCGGCAAAAAGAATTAGAAAAGGTAAGAAATCTTACTCGTTGGCCGTAACAATTTATTAATGCGGGATTAGTTTAATGGCAAAACTGTAGGTTTCCAACCTTCCGTTATTGGTTCGATTCCAATATCCCGCTCCAAATTTTAGGAGAAAAACATGAAAATATTAGCATTTAAATTAATTACCGGAGAAGATGTACTCGGTGAGATTGAATCGGAATCTGAAACGGAATTTGTACTTGAAAATCCTGTTGGTATCACCGTGGTCCGTGGTAAAGATGGACAACCTAGTATCGGATTCTCTCCTTTTCCATTACATGGTGAACAAAAATCTGGTGCAACCATTGCCATCGCTAAGAAGAATGTAGTATACTCCTATGTTCCTGCTGAAGATTTTATTAGCAACTATAGTACAATCTTTGGTTCTGGACTAATCGTACCTCCACAAAAACAATTAATTACAGGTTAACTTGAGCTTCTATACTAATGTACAATGTTTCGGTAACAACATCCTTTATCGTGGCATCATTGACGGGAAAAGAGTAAAACAGAGAATCGAATATTCTCCTTCTCTTTACCTACCTTCCAAAAGAATTACCAACTTCACCTCACTCGAAGGTGATTATCTCGACCAAAAAATCTTTGGTGATATTCGTAGTGCAAGAGATTTTATAAAACAATTTGATGGGGTTTCCAATGCTTCAAGAATTTTTGGCCAGACTCGTTTTGAGTATGCGTATATTGCGGATCAGCATAGAAATATGGTTGATTACGATTTTGATAAAGTTCTTATCGGAGTAATTGATATTGAGGTGGGTTCTGAAAATGGATTTCCCGATCCGTATCAAGCTACTGAACCTATTACAGCAATCTGTATCAAATATCTCAATGGTCCAACTTATGTGTTTGGTTGTGGCATCTATGAAACCCAAGGCAAAGAAATTTATGTAAAATGTAAAGATGAATATTCTTTATGTAAACAATTCATGGCTTTGTGGACTAAGAAATGTCCTGATATTCTAACTGGTTGGAATACCAAGTTCTTTGATGAACCATATATCATCAATCGTTTCCGTAAAATTCTTGGTGAAGATGAAACCAAGAAATTATCTCCATGGAATTATATTGGAGAAAGAAAGACCGTCATCAATGGTCGACCCATGATTGCCTATAATATCATGGGTGTTGAATCACTAGATTACATTGAACTATACAAATGGTATGCTCCTGGTGGAAAGTCACAAGAGTCCTATCGTTTAGATGCCATTGCTCAAGTTGAATTGGGTGAAGGTAAAATCTCATTTGATGAATATGATAGTTTGCATGCTTTATATCGTTTGAATTTTCAAAAGTTTATTGAATACAACATTCGAGATGTGGAAATTATTATCAAGTTGGAAGAAAAGTTAAAGTTGCTCGAATTGGGAGTAACCTTGGCATACGATACCAAAACAAACTTTGAGGATATCTTTGCTCAAACTCGTATGTGGGATTCAATGACTTATGCTTACCTTTTTGAGAAAAACATTATTGTTCCACCAAGAATCGTCAAAGAAAAAGATGGAATGTTTGAAGGTGCCTATGTTAAAGAAGTTCAGGTTGGTATGCACCACTATGTTGCTAGCTTTGACCTAAATTCACTTTACCCCCACCTTATGATGCAGTATAACATTTCCCCCGAAACTTTGATTGAACCAGAAAACTATACTGATGAAATGCGTGCGATTCTTTCTCAAGGTGTTGATGTAAACAGTATGTTGAGTAAATCTGTTGATATTTCCAAACTACAAGGTGCAACTTTAACTCCTAACGGACAATTCTTCCGTACCGACATCATGGGTTTCTTACCTAAGATGATGGAAGAAATGTATACAGATAGGACTAAATTTAAGCGGTTGATGTTAACTGCAAAACAGGAATATGAACATGAAACAGACAACTCGAAAAAGTATGAAATCGAAAAGAGAATTGCTAAGTATAACAATATACAATTGGCTAAAAAGGTTTCCCTTAACTCTGCTTATGGTGCTCTTGGCTCTCAGTATTTTAGGTTTTATGACTTACGCATGGCACTTGGCGTTACTACTGCTGGCCAACTTTCCATAAGGTGGATCGAGCATAAAATAAATGCTTGGATGAATAAACTTCTAGAAACGAATAAGGATTATGTAATTGCTTCCGATACAGATTCAATCTATCTCCGTATGGGTGAGTTGGTTGATAAGTTCATCAAAGATAAATCAGATAAACAAAAAGTTATTTCTCTTATGGATAAAATTTGTAAAGAGAAACTAGAACCTTTCATAGATACCTCTTATGCAGAATTGGCTGAGTATGTTCACGCATATGACCAAAAGATGGAGATGAAACGAGAAGGTCTTTCTGATAAAGGTATTTGGACTGCTAAGAAGCGTTATATTCTTAATGTATATAACAATGAGGGTGTTCAATATAACGAACCTCAAATGAAGGTGATGGGATTGGAAATGATTAAATCTTCCACTCCTGCAGCAATCCGTGAGAAAATGAGAGAAGCAATCACGATTATGATGAATGGTACAGAGGAAGATATTCATCAGTTTATTCAACAAGCTAAAAAAGACTTTATGGGTTTACCTGCTGAAGAAATCTCCTCACCTCGAGGTTGTAACGGATTAGCTAAATATAGTGATGGACTTTCTTTATATAAATTGGGAACACCAATCCATGTAAAGGGAGCTATTCTATATAATTATCATCTTAAACAAAAGAATCTTACTAAGAAGTATCCATTAATACAAGAAGGCGAAAAGTTAAAATATACTTATTTGAAAATGCCTAATCCTTTTAAGGATACTGTTATCTCTTTCCCTGGTCGTTTACCGAAAGAGTTTGGATTACAAGAATACATTGATTATGACTTACAGTTTAGCAAAGCATTTTTAGAACCTATTAAAGTTATTCTTGATTGTATGGAATGGAGTACCGAAAAGGTAAGTTCACTAGAGGACTTTTTCTCATGATATACTTAACATTTTTATGTGCAATTGCTTTATCGGCCATTGCCGGTTATTATTCAATTATTGGATTGGCTGCCATTTTCGTGGGTGCATTTTGGCCTGTCGTATTAATGGGTTCTGTATTAGAAGTTAGTAAGTTGGTTACTGCTTCATGGTTATATCGTAACTGGAAGATAGCACCCTTTCTGTTACGAACTTACCTGACCTTTGCCGTATTAATCATCATGCTCATTACTTCAATGGGCATTTTTGGTTTTCTTGCCAAAGCACACATCGATTCTACCTTAAACTCCAATGC